ATCGTCTTGTACTTCTACTGTTTCACCTAATTGTTTAACAGAGCCCATACCACGAGATGAAATACCCAATGGAATTTTAGACATAACTAATGCTTTAGCAATGTTACCAGCTGGTGTTGGTAATAATTGTAATTTACCCATTAAGTCGTTACCATTCCACCATACTTCAGTAATAACGTGCGATGTGTTTGCTAAGTTAACAACAGTTGCTTCAGGATGATCTAATTCACCTAATGCTGTACGTGTTTTTACTGGTCCATCTGCGTATTTTTTTACTTCTCTTTCAAGAATTTCGCGTGGATATACACGACCATTACCATTCTTTTGTTCAGCTTCTTGTAGTTTACCAACAAGAGTCATTAAAGATTTACCTTCACCTAATTGCTTGTTTTCAAGAATTTGGATGTTAGCTATCTGAAATGGTGTATGGTCTATTAATAGATTTTTCATATTATTTATTTTCGTCTTCTGCTGATAATGGGTTAACTAAATTATCACGTCCATCAAAATACTCACTTATAGTTTCACGCACTATTTCTTCTAATGATTTTTTCATTTTTTCAAATGAACCACCAATATCAACACCTGGTCTAAATGTAGCTTTTGGAGCTTCTAAACCATCAATATCAATTCCTCTAAAGAACATTCCTGTACTGTATATTGCTTTAACTTTACCTTGGCTTTCTTCAAATTTTGCTATTTTGATTTCTTCACCATCATATGTTTTAGCAACATCTCCTTTTTGAAATTCAACTCCGTCAGCGTTTGTTGCTTTGATGATATAACCTTTACTATCCTTTACTATTTTATATTTTTCAGGATCAGCAGGCATGTCAGCAAAGTACATTTTTTCGTCTATGCTTTCTTTAATCTTTTTTTTTTCGTCAGCTTTAGGCATTTTAACCTTTTGCATGCCGTTTACTAAATCTACTAATTGAGCAGATTCTTTTTTAGCTTTTTTAGCAGGAACTTCTTTTTCACTTTTTACTTTCTTAGGATGAGCTTCAACACCTGATAGTTTTAGTTTAGTATAGTAGATAGGGTCTTTAGCAATATTTTTGTAAGCAATTTCTTTAGCTTTATCTAATTCCATATCACCGTGCTCTAATTCTGTTCTAATACCTAATCTTAGTTCAGTTGGATTTGCTTGTTGTACACTATAATTTTTTTCGTCTTTCTTTTTAGCTTCATTTAATTCTTCATCATATTGAGCTTTAACTGCTTCTTCACCAGCTTTTTCGTCTTCCATTTTTTTAACCATTGCGTCTAATTCTTCTTCAGATGGTTGATTTTCTGGGTTAATGTTTTCAGTTAAGATACTCTTATTTTTAAGAATTCTAATTGCATCACCAAATGATGTTACATTAGTTATATATTGAGGCATAGTCATACGTAAATTTCTCATGAAATTTTGTTGTGACATTTTACCTTCTTTTAAATCACGATATTGATTTGCTATACTTTTCATTTATATATGTTTTATCTACCTTGACCTCTTATTGCTATTGCCTACTACCTTTGCCACTATTGATTTAAGTTTTTAATTTTATTGTTTAGTTGATTTACCATTTCTGATATAGAAGCAACATTCTTTTGTGTTGCTTTCCAATAATTAATACCACCATCCTCACTTAATTCTTGCTTCATACGTGATGTATATTCAACAATACGATCAATTTCAGCTAATTTACGCTTTACTTCACGGATTGCTTTATGTAATTGCTCAGATTTAGTTCTGTGCTTTACATCTTTTTTAAATTTACCGTATGTTACTTCATTGATCATTTCTTTTTCAATGATATTCAATAATGATTCTTTCATATTTTCGTTTTTATCATATCCACTTGCTGCTGTATAACCACTTGCTGCTGTGTAGCCACTTGGTGCTGTATAACCACTTGGTGCACCTTTTTGAGAGGGTTTGTCGTAGTCACTTTCGCTAATTTTTTTAATTGATCCAGGTATTACATTTGTTGATGGTAAACCTTTAAGACTTTTTAAACGAACAGTACCGTTAGCTAAAAAACTAACAATTTCCCACTCTTGGTTTTCATATTTAACTTTATCTCCTTACTTTAAAATCAGTATTTTCGTTCATAGCTGATTTTTTGCCTTTCCATAATTCTTTGTAATCGTATACTTTAGAATTTTTAGGCATTCCTGGGGCTTTTTTCCAACCAGATCTTAAAGCTTGTGCTGTAGCAGCATTTGTTTTTTGTCCTTTAGGGGAAAAAGCATTTGCAGATAAATAACCACCAGCATCACCAGAAACAGACATTTCATCTAATTCTTGTTGCACTAATGATTTTATATATTCTTGTAATTCCATTTCTTTATTTTCTGTTATTCCTGCTACTGTTCTGCCTTTGTAGGTTGTTTTTAAATAATTAACCATTTTAGCATTCATATTGAAATTAGGTTCTAATGGTTTATCATCTACTTCTGATTCTATTGATTTAGCCATCGCTTGCATAAATCCATTCTCAACAGTATCATCAACAATAGCACTCATCTGATCATCTACATCTAGTTTATCTAACCATGTACTAGTTTTTTTAGCATCTGGTTTTGATATTGCTGCTTTTATAAACTCAAATGTTGTTTTAGCAGCTTCAGCTCCTGGTATAAACCCCATTAGTGTTCCTAAAGCTATATCTCCTATTTTCTCTCCTTTTTGTTTAAGAGCAATAGCTTTAATAACTTTTTTTAGATCACCATATGTGTTTAATTCTAAAGCCATTATTTATATCCTAACTTAGTTAACACTTTTTCTACTTCAGAACGAACAGCACTTTTAGAAATTTTACCAGGTACAAATCCTAAAGTTTTAAACCAAACTTCAAAAGCACCAGGAAATTCTTGAATACTATTAATGGCTTTAGATTTACCAACTACAGTTGTTGCTGAAGCTTGTGCTTTACCTAAAGCAGCTACATCGCTTGGGATATTAGCTAGTTCTTGTAATCTGTTCATTATTTAACTAATTTAATTTCGTCAATTAATTGATGGTATTGTAATAACGAAATAATATTTTCGTCTTTTACGCTTTGAGTCTTATCTAACGGATGTAATAATGTAATTACTTCAGCTAATTTAATCTGAGTAGTTTTATCTGATATAGTAGGGATTAGAGCTGTAATTTCTTCAGTAATAGTTTTAAAATTGCTATTAACGAATTCTCTTAACTTAGTTGTGTTACTAATGTTGTTAATAAATTCTTTTAATACGCCTTTTTGTTTATCAGATAATGTAGCATATTTGCTATTGAATTTTTCTAATAACATGCGATAAGCTAAGATACGAGTACCTTTATCCATGTTACCATATTCTTCCATTACACGATCTTTAACACTTTCTTTATTAATCTCTTTACGAGTGATGTGTTCTAATAATGTAATTTTATTATCAATGATTTGCTGTGGTTCAGTAAATTCTAATGAATTGTGTGCTTCAATTAGATTGAATGCAGCAGCGTATTGCTTGTAGTTGTTGATCTTTGCTTTAAAGAATTCTTCTAAATCGTAATTTTCACGAATTTCCTTAATTAAATTATACTTTTCTTTACGTAAAGCAGTCTTGTTTAAACGCAAAGAAGCTTCTAACGTTGAATTAACAAACGTTTCAGCTTTAGCTTCACTAAGGTTTTTTGGAGTAATTAACGCTTGATACAATTTATATTCCTTAGCTAATTCAGATTTGCTAAAATATTTTTTAACTAATCCAATAGCGGCAGAATCTTTATTAGATACAGTGTCCGATGCAATTTGGCGTACCAATAGCTCGAACAATATTCCTGTATTTTTAAATTTACTGTGTTTTATTTTCATAATGAATAGTGTGCACTATCAATAAATATGTGTTTATTGTATACCCTTGATGTTTTTCTCGTCTAATAATGATGGTTCTTGATCAGGTCCCATTGCAAGTTCCTTACGAGCTATGTTCATTCCCTCAAACAATACTTTATGTCTTTTAAGTTCAAACATGGCTTTTGGTGTACCACTGCCTTCATCAGGTATATTAGCGGTATATAATGTATTTTCCCCATTACCTAATCTATCTCTGCCTAATGGATCGTCTTGTGTATTAATCATAGATACTTTTTCTTGAGGACGACCAACTGGACGTTTTTCATCATAGCCTGGAGGTACTTCTCCATCGGTATTCATTCCTGATCTACCTTTACCATATAGTGAAGCTAAATCATGTGGTGTACCGAATGACTTACCAGTTTTAGCTGGATCATTACCTTCATTTTCGATTTGAGCTAATCTAAATGTGCGTTTCTTATCTTCAATAACTAAATCACGCATTTCGTCATATTGGTCTTCACTGAATTGGAATATGTCGTGGTAAATGTAGTTTGAAGGTATTAAGTTTGTATCTTGCATTGATTTAGCTAGATCAATCTTTTCCTTCCATAATGCTACTTTCTCTTGTTCATATATTACTGATGGTACAGTTAATGATAATTCAAAATTCGATAAATTTTCACCATCGTATCCTTGAACGTATAAGTGTACTAATGCCATTTTATACAATTCAGATAAGATAATACGTTGGATACGCTCAATTGTGCGAGCGAAACGAATATCTTCAGCCGCTAATGTAGCCTTACCAGTTAAATCTTTTTCAAATCCAAAATATGCTTTAGGCACCTTAAGCGCTGCTAACATTTCATCGCGTAGGAAATTCACGTCATCAATCGCGTTATATTCTAAACCTTTGATTGTATCAATCTTAGTTGCTGTATCATTACCACGAGTCGGAAGATAGAAATCTTCCATCATATTTTGTAAATTATATCTTAAGTTATATTCACCCGTTTGATGATCCATCATAGGAGTTTTCTTCATCTTCTGCATGATCTTCTGCATGTATCCATCTACTTCGTTTGGAGGTATGTTACCAACGTTTACAGTGAATATGCGTTTTTCCGGGGCACGTGTGATACGGTGCAATAACATTGCATCCTTCATCAGCACATATTGTTTGTAAGTTTTGCGGGCAGGTTCAATAAACGAGCGCCCGTAAGGTAAGTAGTTAGCGTCAGTTAATAGCCTAAAATGCGCTATTTCATAGTTTTCAAATTTAATCTTACCATCTCTATCTTTAACACGTGAACTAATACCACCAGCCGCGATTACCATTGGATCGATTCTGAAGCATACGTAAGATGGATTTTCAGGATCTTGTCCTTCTTCACGAACCATATCATAAACTGATAATGGTGTTACGTTGTAAATGCCAAATTTTTCAGCAATCTCCATATGCAAGTAAAAATCACCATACTTACACATATTGCGAGTCCACATCCATAAATTAAACTCAATGTTTAAAATGTCGTAGAATAAATTATATAAAATACGTTGAATATTTTCGTCAGCGCTTCTAATCTGTAATACCTCTCCAGTCTCATTCTTTAATGTAGATTCATCAGAAATGATATCTAATGTTGATGCAATGATTGATTCTGTATCCATTGCTTCGTAGTCAGTATATAACTGAATACGCAATGTTTGATAGTTCATTGTTGGATTATACGGCATATTAGCTCCGTATCTATGCAACTTGGTGAATCTATCTATTAATGCGTTTGTTTTTACGTTACCGTAGGCTTGGATTTTATCAATATCTATTGTTCTTAACTGATTACCACCAACATTTCTGATGACAACATCTGTACTGAATAAACGTGTTAACCTACCAAACAAACCTGGTTGTTGTTCTGCCATTATTTTGTTTTATTATATCAATAAATATTTATTAACTAAGCACCCATGTCATATCTTCGAAATGGCCATGTCCATTATCTATCAGGTATGGGTTTTGTTGACCTCCAGGTATTAAAGGACCTGCATAATCTTGTCCTGTCCTAGTAATACTTGAGATCATTGCTCTATTTAAATCCATTCCTTGTTCATAGAATTTCATTGCTGTATCACGAGTAAATAATCCCATTCCCAATGCCATTACCAAATCATCATTATATCCATTTTGTGCTTGTGCTTTACCATGTTGCCAAATGAATACACGTAACTCTTCTAACAAACGCTTTGAATGAAATGTAAATGCCTTTTCTCGAATATACGACTCCATTTTTGAGATAACAAGTGGTCTTGTTTTAACTGATGTAGTGAATCCAGGAACGGTTTGATTTGAATCCATTTTATCTAACCACTTATCCATACTCATATCACCATATGCTCTAGGTGAATAGTACATTTTAGGGTATCCTTTTTCTATAATTGTGTTTACTACATCCCAACCGATGTTTGCGTTTTCGACTACAAGTAAAGCATTATTATACTCAGTAGCAACAGATACTAACATGTTACCAAAAGTACGAGTATCTACTTGCGATTTGTACTCAGCCACTTGCTCACACGTTGTCGCATCAATAACGTGAAATGCTGAATAGTCACTACCATCACCACGAGCAACATCGGCACAAACAATATACTGCTTAGAATAATCAGGATAAGCCCATATCCAAAAATCGCCGCCCATGAAGCGACGCTCAACCGGTTCTTGTATAAAAGTTTCTTCATAAAAAGATAATAAATCAGGTTCAACAACTGAATTGCCAGATCCTAAAAAGTCACAGTCGTACTCTTGAGCAAATTCTCTTGGAGACATGTTTGCACGCTCTGTTTCTTCCCATCTTGCGTCTCTATCAGGATGTAAATCCCATCTTAATTTAATTGCTTTAAATTCATTTTTTCCTATCTCAGCATCGGTATACATTCTATGAAACCAGTTACCAACACCATTTGGTGAAGATAATGCTATAATTCCGCCACCCGTTGCAATGGTTGGTTTAATACTTGTATAAATTCTATCAATTCCTTCAATGAAGGCAGCCTCATCTACAATAAGTAA